ATCTATCTTGTACCGTCTTCCTGTACGTTCTGCATACATATCGTCATGAACTTCTGCATGGCATTGTCTGCACAGAGCCTGTAAGTTCTTCCATGACAAAGATATGTTAAGGTCATTCATGTTGTCAGCTGTCAATGGTATCTTGTGATGTACTATCTCTGCTGGTACTATCATTCCTTTAGCCAGGCATCTTTCACACAGACCGCCAACACTTTGCCTGTAGTTCCGTCTTGTGTTCTTCCATGCCTGTGAATGATAGAATGCTTTAGTTTCTTTCAACCTTGTCATCCTTTACCCAAAAGTGAATGACACCATCTGTCAGCTTTAGTCTTCCGTTTACTTCTTCCATTACGGTAAACTTCTTATCTCTGTATGTGACTTTCTTTGTAGTCTTCTTTGTTGTTTTCTTCTCTGCCATATTGACCTCCACAAATACAAAAGCCACACGGTTTCCCATGTGGCCTTTGCCCTGAACAACTATCTTAAGAAAGGAGTGTGATCCAATGTCTTTTAAGACAGTTTATGTATAACATATTTTTATACTGACATGTAATGACATTTCATTATTTGTTCAGTATTTTTTCAAACTCTACCAATGCTGACCCATGCAGCCGATAGCAATGCCTCCATGTTATGTCCATGTCCACAGCTATCCTTTCCCATGTCTTGCCTTCAATGTATCTTGAATGAAGAATTGTGAAGTGCTTTGGATCATTCAGTTCTGACAGCTTCGCAACAATCTCCATCCGCTTTGACCAAAGGTGCGACAGTTCATCAGCAAGTTGTGTTTCATATGAAGCAAGTTGTATTGCAAGTCTTGCGATCTTGTCAGACTTGCCGGAACTTCTCGGCATACCGTCAAGGTTGATGCTCATGCCTTCCGCATCTGCCCGCAGCTTTTCAACTTCTGCCTGGAGTATCCTTACCCTTGCGTCTATTCGTTTGTATTCAAGTAAATAATCCTTTGCGTTCATTGTTTATCCCTTCAGCTTTTGTTTGCTCATAAGGTTGTTGTGATGCCAATCCCCTTCTTCCGTTTGGTACATTCCGCAGATACAGGTTGCGCATTCCTTTGTACACTTCCACCAAGTATGGTTTGCTGTGTTGCATTTCTCTTTTGACCGTTTCATTGGCACATCACACTTTCTGTTTGTCACCAATTTCATTTGTATTTGCCTCCTATCAATATTGCTGTGAACACTCTGTTTCATCTGTCTGCTCGGCAAACGCTTGTCATATTCTCGGTCATGGTCTGTGACATGGATCATTCTCTCTTTGGCGAACACTCTGCCGAATTGGTCTACTTCGTAGTAGTCCTCATACCCATTGATTGGTTTCCGCACCACCTCTATAACATCATCGTTCCACTTACAATCGTTGCGTCGTACTTCCGATAGTGCTTCTATTGCCATGCGGAACACTTCTTCGTACCAAGAATCATTAGTTTCTCGCCAAAGTTCATGAAGTGTTTTGATTGCTTCTTCTCTTGTCATTCTGTACCGCCTTTCATTCTCGCTCCGCAGTTTGGGCAGTAGTTTGAATTGTATTCATTCCCAAATTGATTCCTCGGTCTGTATTCTCCGCATTGGTCACATTCGTACCAATAACAGTTAACCTTATCGTCATACTTCCTTACCCACTCACCCTGTACGGCATCGGCTGATAGTGCTTCTATTGCCATACCGATTGCTTCTCTGTCTATTGTGCCAAAACACCGCCACATCTTTTCATCCATCCATTCTGATAAGTGTTTTATTTCTTCTTTTCGTTTCATTCTGTATCACCACCTTTTTAAAGTTTGCGTAGTATCATGAATAGCAAAGCGATAATTGCACCAAGACACGCTTCAACGGTTGTTTCAAAACTTATATTCATTCCTCTACCTCTAACCCCTTGAAATCCTTGACTTTGATTTTAACGATTATCCTCTCGCCTTTGCGGTTTTTGACTTCCACTGTAGGTCTTGCCACGACCCCTTCCATCATGGCGTTCCCGATGGTTGACTTCGGCTCGGTCTGGACAAAATGTATTGCCTCTACAAGTGTCCCTTTGCCAACAATAGGGACAACGTCTATGCTAAAGGCTCTGCCAATATCCTCTACGTTTAGGCGCTCAAGGTATATGCCACCAACGTAAACATCAAAGAGAATAAAGTCTACACCGTTTGGGTTGTAATCCGCTCCGCATTTCTGTATTTTGTTGCCGTAGCCTTCCCCAAAAAGCACAACCTCTTTCTCACCAAACAGTTGTTCAAACAACTGCTCGTTGGCTTCCCCTCCAAACAATTTTTCTAACTTTTCAAGCAGTGGTTTTGGAATGTTTGCTTTTTCCGTCCTGCCTTGAAAATGTACTGCGTGTCCGTCCCAGTAAATTCCAATGTTAGTGCCATCTACCTTCTCCGTCCACACCCACTCGCAATCTCGCAAAAACTCCACCGTCCTGTCTCTCCACTCAAAAGGGATAAGTCTTTTCGTCCCTTGCTCGTCTCTTTTGAATATCGTTTCAATCTTGTGGTATGTAATCATTTTTTTCTACTCCTTTCCGCACCTTCTGTATCACCGCCTTTGCGTTGCCAACCAATTTGCAAGCACTCTTTGCACTCCGACCAATCATAAGTCGAAAGCATATCCCTGTAAAATTCTGCCGTTGCTTTGTTGCCTGTCATGATTATGAACGGAATATCAAAGCAATGCCATGCTCCATCTGCAATCGGTGTGTCGTTGACCGCTTCTTGTCTGTGTTTCTTCAAGTACTCCCTATCCTCGTCCGTTAATGTTATGCCTGTCCTTTCTTCAATCTGTTCAACAGATAAATTCCCCAAATATATACTCATTCCTCTACCTCGCTTTCCTCTCGTATTTGCAAGTCTCACCACCTCTGACTTGCTGTGGGAGCATCCGTGTTCGCTTTCCCCACAACCTACGATGCGTCCATCGTCCAACTGGTATATCAACGGATTACTCCGATGGTATCACTTAATGTTACAAAGTCTTTCAAATGCCTGTGGGTCTACCAAACAATTTTGTGTGTCTGGCAGTTCTCGCCACGCATATACCTGTTCGCCTAACATACTGCCAGTTTGCTCTGTCCAGACAAGACCGCTATCTGGCTGTCCGTCCATCTTCCACGCTTGTGCCGTTTCGCCCTCACCAAGCCATCTTGTGTCATACTCGTAATACGGAATCGTTTTGCCGTTATTCTCTGACGGTGCAACGACAAGGCAGTAATATGTCCCCATTTCTTTTGGGTTTCCGTCTTTCTCTACATACTTCCACTCTGCTTGTTCTTTTAGAGCATTTATTGCCATAGATATAGCATCACGAAAACTTTGCTCGCACCGTTCTCTTATTTCTCTTTGTGATTCTTGCATTGCATATTCGTCCCAGCCTAACTCTCCTGTTTTTATATGCTCAAGCCATCTAATTGCTTCATTCTTTGTCATTCTTCTTCACCTCTTCCGTCGCAATCATCACCGTATCTTGGGCATTCTGTACAGTTGTCTATTACATCACATAGTGTTGTCATTCTTCTTCCCTTTCTACCGTGATGGTTACTTCTTCTTCTTCGTTCTGATGTCCTTTCGCAAGTTCTGCAAAACGGAGTGCATCAAACTTGTTTGAAAAGGTGTATTCACCTCTCCAGCCTATTTTTACTTTGTATATGAAGTTCATTGTTATACCTCGTTCCATTTACTTGATACGAATACTTCTGCCGTTACATCAAACGTGCCAACATAGTTCTTTTCTACTGTCACATCACCAAATTTCTTTGTCATTTCTTCAATGACTTTGTGCAGCTTATCTTCAGGCACATCGTCAATGATATACTTTCTCATTGTGTAAGTTCCTATTCTCATGCCTCTGCCTCCTCTAACGCTTCTTCAATATCATCTACCACAGGAAGGTCAATCTCCCCAATTTCGCACTTGGTGTCAAATGCTCCTTCTCCGTATCCTCTTTCATATCCCATGCGGTAAAGTTCACGTAATCTTCTGTTTTGGTCTTCGTGCTCCGTCAGCTTCTGCTGCATAGTTCCGGCACATACTCCCTTTGCATACGCATCATCAATTGCGTTCAGGAAGTTCTTTGTTGTCATTATTGTTATCATCTTCCACTCTCCCATTCTCTGTATAGTTTTATCCATTCACTAAATTCCATCGTCACAAGGTCTGCACAATAGTTCTTCTTGTGGATCACCACAGGAATTTTACCTTCCTTTGCATCCCTTTTGGCTTGTGCCATCGCATCATACAAGTTCAGCCTTTCAACCGCTTTGCATTCTATGTGTATGCCTGGAATGCCTATAACATCCGCATCACCGTTTATTCCGCAGAACTGTTGACCTCGCCTTGCTTCATAGCCTTCTGCCTTGAATAGTCCGGCAACGTGTCTTTCGTATGATGCACCTTTGTTTCTTGAATTGACCATTTTAACCTCTTACGAATTTAGGGCATTTCTTCACCCTGTAGGTGTTTCTGTAGCTCTGACCTTTTATGGTGGTCTGTATTGCTTCCCAACCTTCTACAGGCTTGAATTCTTTGCTCCAGCTACATGAACTGTCTGTTGCCCTTTTACACTTCCAACATAACGTGTTTGATAAAATACCCTTGATTGCCATTTATCCCCCCCTAGAACGGAATATCATCGTTTGTGAGTGCCGTGTATGCTCTGTCTGTGCTTGTGTCGGTCTGTGACCATTCAAGAACAACCAGCTTCCTTTTGACTTCACCTTTGCGTGTTTCGTACACGGCTTCAAATGACTTTGTGATGTCAACTATTGTTCCGTCAGCGATCTGCGTTCCGTTTGGAAACTGTACCGATTCATACACAGGTTTGAGCCAATCACCTTTCTGACCGTTTTCAAACTTCCTTGATGATATTGCCCTTGAATATGCCGGATGCCCATCAAAGTCTTTGCGGTATATCTTTGTTCTTCCTGTTACTTCCATGCTTCTCCTTTCCTTCTTATATTTAATTAATATATATAGTTATAATTATTATTATTGTTATTATTATTGTTATATTTATCATATGGAGTTCCATATGGTGAGCCATATGAACTGTCATATGAAGCATGATATTGTGTCCCATATGGAGTGCCATATGGTGTTACATATCAGTTGCATATTTTATGCGTTCTTCCAACGGCAGAGCATCCCATTCTGCTTTTGTCATGCCGTGATATTTCAAGTTGTTCTGCCTGGATGCTGCATATTTCTTTTTGCGGTTTTTCTCATATTCCATGCGCTCATTCACGTACACATCACCTTTCTTGGTGAATTTCTTTTTCACCTTTGCCGGAAAGGTCTTATATTCGTCAGCTTCTATACCGCCTTCTATGAATTGATTGTTCAATGCTCTGATGTATATGCCAACTTCTTCATCGGTCATTTTCCTTGTACCAGCCATGAATGATTCAGGATACCAATTCACGCACGGACACTTTAACTTATCCATCTTCAGCTCCTTTGTAGTATTCTCTTTTGATGTCGGCTTCTATGCTGTCAAATAGCTTTTTCTGTGCCATGATGTTCTCATTTGATGCCTTGTAGGATACTTCTGCCACCATCATTTCAAACTCTGCCTGTGCAACATCGTCTGCGCCTTTTGCAATGTCTTTCAATGTGGTTGCTTTTGCACCATCGGCTTCTAACTGAAGCATCGTCTGACGCAACAGAATGCGATATGAACGTGTTTTCTCTGCGTATTGAATTCCGTTATCATAAGCACGTTTTAATGACGCAGAAAGGCTGTTTTTTATCTTCTCACGTTCTAAAAACAATTCCTGTCCTGATACCATTACAGCCTCCATTCAAACTT